ACAACGAGCAAGATATATTGAACACACAGTTGGCGGTTCTTAATAAGCTGGTGCAAGTTTTAAGAGGTGGTACATTACACCAAGATTTATATCAGTTAGATGGCACACCAAACCTTGAACCTTTTTACGATAGGTTTGAAAATGAAATGGCTGGTTGGGCATTAACGTTTGATGTACTTGTTCCAAATGATATTGAGATATGTTAGCCAATGTAAAAGAAGAACTAAATCGGTTTGCTAAATATGTTATAAGCCAGTCAAGAGCGAATTTAACAAGGGGCAAAAAGAACAGTTCAAAAGATTTATATAATAGTTTAGATTCCGAAGTAAAGGTTTCTAAAAATAGTTTTGAGTTATCTTTCTTGATGGAAGATTACGGAGTGTTCCAAGACAAAGGTGTAAGCGGTGTAAAGAAGAAGTATAACACACCATATTCATATACAAGTAAAATGCCACCTCCATCAAAAATGGATAAGTGGATTGTAAAAAAGGGAATTGCACCAAGAGATAAAAGTGGTAAATTCATCAGTAGAAAATCATTGCAGTTTATGATTGCAAGAAGTATTTTTAACAATGGTATCAAACCAAGTTTATTCTTTACAAAGCCATTTGAAAAAGCATTCAAAGGATTAAGCAAGGATTTGGTAGAAGCATACAAATTAGATGTAGAACAATTAATGAAGAATACAATAAACAACAAATAAGATGGCAAGAATAAACACAAGAAGTCCAAAGTGGTTTTACATAGAAGATTCAGATTTGGATTCTGCTACATTAAAATTATATGTTTGGAATGATACTAAAACATCAGTTCCAACAAACCCTACATATACTATAACTAAAAAAGCTTTGCCAAGTGACCAACCGATAGTATGGTTTGAAGTTGCTGAACTTGTAAGAGATGAACTTGATACAATATTTGATGGGGATTATACTGGTCAAGCGGTTTGGGTAAAAGCAGTTATGATTGGATATGATTCTTCTGGTTCTGAAATTTTGACTGAAGACCCAAGTACTGTAATTGCTTTTGATGGGTACAATTATTTTGAAGAACAAAATGCTGATGAGAGTGCTTTAATGATAACCAACAGAGAGTTGTTTGTTTTAGAAGACAATACTTTTAGAGTACCAGTTTACACAGATGCAGAGCCAACTGTTGTTTTTTATAAAGATGGGGAAATAATAGCAACAGAAATAATAGGTACAGAATCAGAAAGTGCTGACCAAATTAAATACATTTCTATTTATGGCGATGATGCAAATTGGGATACGTTTGAAGAAAGGGTTTTAGAAGATGGTGGTGTTGACTTTGAAAATAGCGTATGTTTACAATCTTTCTTTAACAACTATTCAATCGGTGCGGTTGACAAAATAGAGGTTTCTGCTGATGGTAAAATTGAAACCATCAAAGTGAAGATAATTGACGAATGTAAATACCAACCAAAGAAAGTAACATTTATAAACAAGTTTGGAGCATTACAAGATATGTATTTCTTCAAAAAGGCAGTTGAAAAAATGACTGTTAAAAAGGAATCTTACAAAGCAAACATTTTAAACGCTGATAAAAATTACAGTATAAGCAGCCACGTTAATAGAGATTTTAATATTACGGCAAAAGAATCAACTACTTTAAGCAGCGGATTTTTAAGTGAAGAATACAACGAAGTATTTAAACAAATGATGCTATCTGAAAAGGTTTGGATAACAAATGTAAAAGAGGGTGTTGAACAAGTGTTGCCAATTAATGTAAAAACATCAAACATCACTTATAAAACATCTTTAAATGATAAGTTAGTTGAGTACACATTTGACTTTGAAAACTCTTACAACGTAATAAACAACATTAGGTAAATGCAAAACATAGAACTATATATTGAGGGGCAGCGTGTTGATATGTTCAAAGATGAAAGCGTTTCAATAACGGACACAATTCAGAACGTTAAAGATATTGGTAAGATATTCACAGCATTTTCAAGAACGTTTAGTTTACCAGCGAGCAAAACAAACAATAAAATATTTAAGCATTATTATAATTTTGATATTGTAAACGGATTTGATGCAAGAATAAAAAAGAGTTCTAATATAGAGTTGAACAGTTTACCTTTTAGAGATGGTAAAATAAAACTTGAAGGAGTTGATTTAAAGGACAATAAACCGCATACATATAGGATAACATTCTTTGGTAGTACGGTTACCTTAAAAGACCTATTAGGCGATGATAAACTACAATCTTTGGACTTAACTGCATACGATAGGGAGTATAGTAACACCGCTATTAGAAGTGCGTTATCATTTGACCCAACTACAAACGATGTAATCGTTCCTTTAATTACGCATACAAGAAGGTTGTTTTATGACAGTACAAGTGGACACGTACACGATGATTTATTATCTGGGAATTTAGAATATTTAGCACCAGCATCTCACAGACACGGTGTATTTTGGGATGACTTAAAATATGCAATCAGAGTTGATTCAATTATACAATCAATAGGTTTAAAATATGGGCTTACTTTTAGCGATGATTTTTTCAACAATTCAAATGAGCATTACTATAATTTATTTCTTTGGTTGCATAGAAAAAAAGGAGATGTTGAGAATTTAACTGGTGTTAATCAATCAATTGTTGATGGTTGGCTTGGTACAATATCTCAACCAGTAGCAGCAACCGAAATGGTTAGTTCAACTACAATGAGAGTGAGTGGCGACCCAACAAGATACTTGGCTTATAGCTTAACATTCACATCAACAACAACAGATACTTATAAAGTTTCTTTGCAAAAAGATGGGGTTGAAGTTTATAATACTGGTAATATAACGCAAGGAGTTTTAATTGACCAATCAGATTTTGATATTCAAAGAGGGGATTATACTGTTTTTATAGAATCTTCAACTGATATAACTTTTTCAGAAATCGAATGGGATATAACATACAGACCATATGGCGGTGCTGATGAAAATGCGGTTTATCCAACTGGCACATATAATCACATTAGTTTATTTGAATTTATTATTAGTCAACAAATACCAGAAATGAAAACTATTGATTTCTTAACTGGCATATTTAAAACGTTTAATTTAACCGCTTATGTTGATAGAAATAATGGAGATATAATTGTAAAAACTTTGGATGATTTTTATAATGATGGAGGTTCTTATGACATTACAAAATACGTTGACAATAATAAAAGTTCTGTTAATATATCTTTGCCATATAGAGAAATAAATTTTGAACACGAAGACACAAAAACATTTTTAGCAGCAAACCATTCTCAAAAATTTGGTAAAACTTGGGGTAAAGAATCTTATGTAGGTGGCGAGAAATTAGATGGTGGAATTTATAATATTAAAACACCATTTGCACAATTAAAATATGAGCGTTTAGTTGATGAGGCAAACGGAAATCAAACAACTGCACAAGTAGGTTATTTTGTAGATGATAACCAAGAGAGTTATTTTGGTAAACCATTAATATTTTATCCTATTAGACAGTCAACAAATACAACAACTATATCTTTTGTGTTAAGTGAAACAAACCACCAACCACAAACTATTTACAATATACCATCAAATAGCGTTTATTTAAGTAGAATGAATGGAACGCAAAACATAAACTTTTATGCAGAAGTAAATGAATATACTGGTTTAAATGATTTCACAGATACTTTATTTGAAGTGTTTTATAAAAACTATATAACAAGCGTATTTAATCCAAGTAATAGAATAACAAAAGTAAGTGCTTATTTACCGATGAAGATATTATTAAATTACACTTTAGCGGATAGGTTTATAATGGGCGACCATCAATACAAAATAAATTCAATCACAACTAATTTCAAAAGTGGTAAATCTGAAATTGAACTATTAAATGACTTATGATAAAAGAAATATTAGATTTATTAAAGGATACAGATTGTAAATCAGAAGTGGTACAATTAGCAAAGGGTAAAAACAAATTCCCAGATAGTTTCAAAGAAATATTTAAAAGACAAAAACAAGATATAGAATGGAAAAAGTAATAATATCAATTGAAGCTGATACTTCAAAGGCAGTAAAAGGAGTTAAAGATTTAAATAAGAGTGTAACAGAAACAAATAAAACTGCAACTAAAACTGGTAAAGGTTTAACTGGTGCTTTCAAAGGGTTTGGAAATGCTATTACTGGTGCTATTCCAATGCTTGGAAAATTAAAAACTGCACTTATTTCAACTGGTGTTGGTGCTATTGTTGTTGCACTTGGTAGTTTAGTTGCATTGTTTAAATCTGCTGCTGATATTGGTTCTGATTTCCAAAAGAGTTTAAGTTCTTTAAGTGCAGTTACTGGTAAAACTGCTGATGAATTAAGTGTATTAAATCAACAAGCGAGAGAATTAGGTGCTACAACACAATTTACGGCAATTGAAGTTGTTGGATTACAAACTGAATTAGCTAAATTAGGTTTTACAATAAAAGATATTGAAAACTCAACACCAGCAATTTTAGATTTAGCATCTTCTTTAGAGGTTGATTTAGCAAGTGCAGCTGAATTAGCTGGTTCTGTTGTTCGTTCTTTTGGTTTAACAACAAAGGACACTCAAAAAGTTGTTGATGTGATGTCATTAAGTACATCTGCATCTGCATTAAATTTTGAAGCATTAAGAGAGAGTTTAAAAGTAGTTGCACCAGCATCAAGAGCAACTGGAGTGAGTATTGAAAAAACCGCTGCTTTGTTAGGTGTTTTAGCAAACAATGGTTTAAAAGGTAGTGTTGCTGGAACTGGTTTATCAAAAACATTTATTGAATTAAACAAACAAGGTATCACTCTTGAAGAGGGTATGGAAAAGATTAAAAATTCAACAAACAAATTAAATACTGCTATTGATTTGGTTGGTGTTGTTGGAGCAAAATCTTTTTTAAGTTTAGCTGAAAGTGGGGAGCAAATAAATCAATTAGAAAAGGATTTTGAAGATGCAGAAGGTGCTGCAAAAAGAATGGCAGAAGTTCGTCTTGATAATCTTGAAGGAGATACAACAAAGTTGTCATCTGCTTGGGAAGGTTTTTTATTAGGTTTAGAAGATGGAGATGGTATAATAAACAAATTACAAAGGGGAGCAATACAATTACTAACAAAAGGTATTTCTGGTCTTGGTATTGCTATTGATTATTTAAGTTTTATTTTTTCTGATGCTTGGACGAATATAAAAGGTTATGTTTCTTCTGGTACTAATGTTATTAAAGGGCAATTTCAAATAATTCATAATACTTTTAAGTTGTTAGTAAATGGTGCTTTATTGCAATTTTCTAAAATACCTATTATTGGTAAAGCTATTGACAAAGCATCTGTTGAAGCTAATATTAAAGATGCAAAAGAGCAAATTTTAAAAGGAGCAAAATCAATAGAAGATGGATTTAATGAATTTAGAAAAGTTTCAGATAATGTTGCAACTACACAAATTCGTTTTAACATTAGACAAATTCAAAAGATTAAAAAGAAAGCAGCAGATGATGAGTTAAAAGAAACTAAAAAAGCGTTAGAATTAAAAATAGAAAACGATAAAAAACTATCAGAAGAAGAAATTGAGAGATTAAAAAAAGAACGAGAGAAGTTAGCTAAAATTGATGCTAAAACAAAAAAACAAGCAGAGGATTTAGAAGATAAAACAGAACTTGAAAAAGCAGAGAGAAAAAGAGAAAGAGCATTAAAAGAATTAGAAGCAGTTGAATTATCTGAAAAAGAAAAAAGAGAAGCTAAAAAAAGAATAAATGATTACTACGATACAGTTGAAGAAGATGCTAAATTAAAAGACGAAGAAAAAGCTAAACAAAAAGCAGAAGAAGATTCTAAAGTTGCTGCCGAAAAGTTAGTTTTAGATAAGGAACAAAGTTTATTATCATTTGATGAACAAAGAGCATTAATAAGTGAAAGAGAAGGTTTATTAAAAGAAGATACTATTATTAATAACAAAGATAGATTAAGATTAACAAAACAATTTTCAGATGCAAAAATAAAAATAGATGAACTTGAAGCAATAGCACAAAAGAAAAGAGTTGCTGATACTTCAAAAGCATTAGATACATTAAGTGATGTGGTTGGTAAAAATACAGTTGCTGGTAAAGGAATGAGTATTGCAGCAGCAACAATAAACACTTATCAAGGTGTTACTGATGCACTTGCAGCAAAAACAATTACACCTTTTGAAACTGCTTTAAAATTTGTAAACGCTGCTGGTATATTGTCAAATGGTTTAAAAACTGTTAAAAAAATAACATCTGTTAAAATACCAAATACTTCTGGTGGTAGTGGAACTGGTGGAGCATCAGCACCATCTGGCGGTAGTTTAAGCGTTCCATCTGCACCTCCAGCTTTTAATGTAGTTGGAGCAAGTGACACAAGCCAATTAGCAGATGCAATTGGTGGACAATCACAACAACCAACAAGAGCGTATGTAGTTTCTGCGGATGTTACAACATCTCAAGAAATGGATAGAAACACAATTGAAGGTGCTTCAATATAATTTAATTAAAAAAGCAAAATACTAACTTAAAATTGTAATATAAATATGAAAATGATTGAACTAATTTTAGATGATGATGAAGCTATTGGAGTTGAAGCAATTAGCGTTGTTGAAAATCCAGCAATTGAATCTGATTTCATAGCACTTAATAAACAAGAAATTAAACTTGCGGAAATAGACAAAGAGAAACGTTTATTAATGGGTGCTTTGTTAATCCCACAGAAGCCGATATACAGACGAAATGGAAAAGATGAGTACTATATATTCTTTTCAAAGAAAACTGTTGCAAAGGCATCTCAAATGTATTTGCAGAATGGCAATCAATCAAATTCAACATTAGAACACGAATCTGAATTAAAGGGTTTAACATTAGTTGAAAGTTGGATTGTTGAGGACAAGGCAAAAGATAAAACTGCTTTGTATGGTTTGGATGTACCAGTTGGAACTTGGATGGGTTCGGTTAAGGTTGATAATGATGATATTTGGAATGACTATGTAAAAACTGGTAAAGTAAAAGGTTTCTCAATCGAAGGATATTTTGCTGATAAGTTAGAAAGACCAAACGAAGAACTAAAAGAAGATTTATCTGCTGAAGAAAAGGTAATAGAAGAACTTAAAAAACTATTATCATAATGAGAGCAGTTTATTGTAAGTGCAAGAATACATATTCGATTGAGTGTAAAACTAATCAAGGTAAAGATTGCAATGCACCAGAATATTGGAATCAAGGAATCGGAAGAATAAATGCGATAGAAGAAGAAAACTAATAACGAAAATGCAAAATATTAAACTTAAATTGTAATATAAATATGAACACAAATCAAACATTAAACAAAGTTCGCACTTTACTCGGAATCGAAGTGAAGTTAGAACAAATGAAACTTGATAATGGTGCGGTTTTAGAAGCCGAAGCATTTGAAGTTGGTGCAGAAATCTTTGTCGTTGCAGATGAAGAAAGAGTTGCAGTACCAGTTGGGGAATATGTTACCGCTGATGGAATGACAATCGTTGTTGCAGAAGAAGGTATCATTGCTGAAATTAAAGAAGCTGGAGCAGAAGAAGAAGCACCAGCAGAAGAAGAAGCACCAGTTGAGGAAGAGGTTGTTGAAGAAGATTTATCAACGGAAGCAGCTACACCAAAAAAGGTAATCGAATCAGTAAGTAAAGAAACTTTCTTTTCTGAAATCGAAAAATTAAGAACTGAAATCGCTGAATTGAAACTTGCAAAAGTTGAGGTTGAAGTTGAAGAAGTATCTGTTGAATTATCTTCTGATGAGGTTGAGGGAATTTCTCACAATCCAGAAAATTTAACTGCAAAAAAAGAGTTGAACCTTTACTCTCAAAAAGGTAAGAATAACACAATGAATAGAATTTTTAACAAACTAAACAAATAAAAAAATGAGTTTATCAATTACAAGTACTTACGCTGGGGAATTTGCTGGGAAATATGTTTCTGCTGCACTTTTGTCTGGTAACACTATCGCAAATGGATTAATCGAGGTTAAACCAAATGTAAAATTCAAAGAAGTTTTAAAAAGAGTAAGTTTATCTGGTGCTATCGCAAACGCAAGTTGTGATTTTACTGATGCTGGAGCAGTTACTTTAACTGAAAGAATTATTGAGCCAAAAGAATTACAAGTGAATTTAGAGTTATGTAAAACTCCATTTCAATCAGATTGGGAAGCTATCTCAATGGGATATTCTGCACACGATAATATGCCATCAACATTCGCTGATTACTTTATCGGATTAATGGCTGGAGAGATTGCTGCACAAACAGAACAAGACATCTGGAGTGGAACTGCTGGAGCTGGAACATTTGATGGTTTTGCTACATTATTAACTGCTGCTACTTTACCAGCTGGACAAGACATTACTGCTGCGACTGTAACTGCTTCAAATGTAATCGAACAATTATCTTTGGTAGCCGATGCCGTGCCTAATTCACTATACGGAAACGAAGATTTATTTATTTATGTATCTCAAAACGTATGGAGAAGTTATAAATCTGCACTTGGTGGATTTGCTGCTAATGGAGTTGGTGCAAACGGATTTATGGCACAAGGAACAAACCAAGATATCGACATTCAGTATTTCGATGGAATCAAAGTTGTATGTGCAAACGGATTAGCTGATAACACAATGGTTGCTACTTTGAAATCTAACTTATTCTTTGGAACTGGTTTATTATCTGACCACAACGAAAT